GGGTGGCCGTAGCGGTTGCCGGCACCCACCGAGATCAGGGCGAGCCGCGGGTGCAGCCGGGCCAGGAATGCCGGGTCCTGGTAGCCGCTGCCGTGGTGCCACAACTTCCTTTGACCCCATCAACTCCGATACGGTCAGGGGCATGAAGACCACCGCCAGAGTTCGCAGGGTCGGCATCTATCTCCGTATCAGCGACGACCGCCTCAAGGACGAGAAGGGCGTCAAGCGCCAGGAGGACGACTGCCGCCTCCTGGCCGCGTCCCTCGGCTGGAAGATCATCGGGCTGTACCTCGACAACGATGTGAGCGCCTCCGACCGCCGCAAGGTTCGCAAGCGCTACCGCCAGATGCTGGCCGACATCGAGTCAGGCCACATCGACGCCGTGATTGCCTGGCACCCGGACAGGGTGTACCGCCAGCCCGCCGAACTGGAGGAGCTGATCCTCCTGGTCGAGCGCATGGACACGGAGATTCGTACCTGCCTGACCGGACTGATCGACCTCAACAACCCTGCCGGGAGGCTCAACGCCCGGCTCCTGGGCGCAATCGCGGGGTACGAGACCGAGCACAAGTCCGAGCGGATCAAGCGGAAGATCCAGGAGCTGGTCGAGGCCGGGAAGATCCACAACAGCGGGCACCGCCCGTTCGGGTACGAGCGCGTATATAGCGGAGAGGGCCCACGTCGGAAGATCGTCGAGGACCGCGTAAGCCCGGTCGAGGCCCGGTACGTCGGGGAGTGGGCGGACAGGGTCCTGGAGGGCGAGACCGTGTACTCCCTGGTCGTCGATGCCAACGCCAAGGGCATCCTCACCTCCACCGGCGGGCCGTGGTCGTCTCAAGCTATGACGTACCTGCTGCGGTCCGGCCGGATCGCCGGGCTCAAGGAGCACAAGGGCGAGGTCGTGGGGAAGGCCGTCTGGCCCGCGATCATCTCGGTGGAGAAGCACACGGCCCTCAGGGCCCTGCTCTCCGACAGGGGCGAACGCGCCAAGGAGAAGGGGGGACGGCGGACGACCGCCCGCAAGTTCCCGCTCGTGGGCTTGGTCCGCTGCACCTGCAAGGTTCCGCATGTCATCGGCGAGCCCTGCGACTGCAAGGAGAAGGGGCTGGAGCACCACAAGATGCGGACCTCCCCGCGCGGGGACAGTTCCGTCCGTATCTTCGGGTGCTCGAAGGACGGCGGCGGGTGCGGGGCCAGGACGATCCAGATCCCGCATCTGGAGAAGGCCATGGAGGAGCTGCTGTTCCGTCAGCTCGAAGAGGTGGAGGCCGCGGTGGGTGAGGACCCCGACGACCCGAGGCCGGCACTGGAGACGTCACTGGCGAAGCTGGAGCGCCGCAGGGCCGACCTCGAAGGGGAGCTGGACGAGGGCGACCGCCCCATCCGCGAGATCACGGACGCCCTGACCCGCGTGAAGGGGCGGATCACCTCGGTTCAGCGGGAGCTGGCGGAGCTGACGGTGCGGCACAACGTCCTGGACGTCGGCGTGGACGAGCTGCGGGCATCCTGGGCGGACTACACGGTCCCTCGGAAGCAGGCCGTGTACCGCTCACTGATCGAGGAGATCCTCATCCACCCTGCGACCAGGCCTTTTAATGTCTTTCGGCCTGAGCGCATCGAGGTCCGCTGGAAGTGATCACTCGTTGCCGGGGGCGCGAACGTCCATGGACGTGGAACTTTCGGCAATCCGCCTGGCGTTGCGTATCTCGCCATCCGAGAGGCGGACTCCTCGCGCGTTCAGCTCTTCGAAGAGGCCGCGCCAGAGCGGTGTGATGGACACCTTGAGCACGTGGGTGGAGCAGTTGCCGCGGGCCGTCTTGCGAGCGCCGCCCACCACCCAGAACTTCACGTCGCCCTGCTGCTCGGCGGTCTCGTCGACTTCGACGTTCAATTCCAGCTCGACGGACTCGTACCGAAAGTCGAGCCCGTCCCGGAGCGGGATCTCCGTGATCGCCGCGTGCAGTTGCTCGTACGCGGCTTGGATCGCTTCCTTGAGCCCTACGCGGTCCATGAACCCCTCCGTCTAGGAATCGTCACGATTCCAGACGCACTCAGCAACGAGCTGGTTCCAGTGAGTTACGTACGTGTCTTCGCCCTGGCCATCTTGATCAGCTCGCCCTTCGTGCGTCGGAGCATCTGCTCCTGGAGGACCGTGCGCTTGGGGGCCCTGGCCAGCTCCCGCTGGACCCATGCCGTCATGAGGGCCTTCTCCTGCCGGGTCCTCTCGGCGTCCCGGATGAGGCCCCGGACGAGCTTGCGCATGGCCGGTGAGGCGATGGTCCGGCCGTTCACCACGGGCCCGTAGCGGACCCGCCTGCGGCCTCCGGGGGCCTCGGAGTCGAGGAGGACGATGCGGTCCCTCATGACATCTCCTCGATCTTCAACCAGCGGTCCGGGTGCTCCTCAGCCTCCCGGGCCACAAGGGCGTCGACCTGGGCGCGGGTGAGCTGGTCGACGATGTAGACGTGCCCGCGAGAGGGCTTGTGCTCCGGGGCGTTCGAGAAGGCCTCGACGCTGTAGAGGGTCTCGCCGTTCGGCATCTCAGATGCTCCCGCTCCGCCACGAGACGCGGCTGTCGAACATCAACGACTTGCCCTCACGGCTCGTGACGAAGCTGTCGATCGCCTCGGGCTCGCAGTCCCCGAAGTCGACGAGCTGCATGGATATGCGTACGACCACGCGACGGCCCATTCGGTGTCGCACCTCAGCAGGCTGACCCGGTCGCCATCCGCGGTCTCGTAATGCCCCACCGGGCTCCACTCGGTCTGCATGATCCGCACTCCAGTTTTTTAAAAACTTCGGCCCCCATGAACGGACGCAGCCCCCTCCCGTGGGGGCACGGAAGAGGGCTTGCTGGCGGGGAGCGTAGCGCCTCTTGGGCGAATTCCCCAGTGGCCTTGAGACGCCTCAAGAATTCTGGGAGTAGGCCTCGGAGAACGCCTCGATCTGGAGATTCAGCGCGAGTTGGGCACGGCGCTCGTCAGCGGGGTCCAGGGCGAGGATCTCGGCGCACTCGGCATTCCCCTCCCCTCGCAGCTTGTACGCCCGCGAGAGGCCCTGCTGGAGGCTGCGGGGGGTCAGCCCGAAGCCGTCGCCGTCCTCGGTGAGGCCGTACTCGGCGAGCAGCTCCTGGCGGGCCTCGGGCGTCACCCCTCCTCGGTAGATCTGCGCGGGTGCCGGTGACACCGGGACCGGTTCTGACACGGCGTCCCGGCGAGGGTGGGTGCCCCGCACAGGGGCTCAGGGCGCCGTCCAGAAGCCGAGCGGCTACTGCTGAGGGCGACGTTCCCCTCGGTGTCTCCGGAGGTGTCCTCGACTTCCTGCCGAGTCGCCCTGTCCAGGGGGCTCAAGTGCCCGTCCTGGAGGTGGTAGCGCCTCCCCCGGCCCCTACCGACGCGCAGCACGATGGGCCCGACCAGGCCGTCTGCCCGTCCCGCCCAGTCCTCCGGCAGAACCTCGCCGAGGAGGATGCCGATCATCTCGCCCGTCTTCGTGTCGACGAGCGGTACGCCCCGGACCCCTGCTCCGTGAGATCGGGCGGCACGGACCCTCTCGTGACGACGATGCTCTCGCTTACGCTCCAACAGGTTCGTCTCCCGCGTCTTCCGGCCCGACGTCCCGCAGGACGCGGCCACCTCGGGCAGCTTCGCCTTCCAATCGTCCACACGGCGGTAGACGTGCTCGGAGTCCACGCTCACCAGACCCCACTCCACCAACCGGGCCAGGTTTCGCTGCGCACTCCGCTTGGTTGCCTCCAACTCCGCCTCCAGCTCCCGGCGCGTCTTCGGGACGGTCAGCACCTCCAGATACCGCCACGTCGAGCCCAGAGCGGCCCACCGACTCGCGTCGTCCGAGGGGTCCACGGAGGCGGCATGGGGGGTGTCATTTGCGGACCCCATCCCTACACAGGTCTTCTGTGGGGCGGGAAGGGGTCCGCTGTTGTCACCCCCCTGGACCCCCGGCGGCAGGCGCAGAGCCCAGCGGCTGGCGAGGTGCCCGTGGGTGGGGACGCTGACCCGCCGAATCAGGCCGTCATCGGTGAGGGCACGGAGGGTCCGGGTCACGGTGGTGGGTGTGGTGGAGCTGCGGATGGCCAGCTCGTCCTTGCCGATCACGATCTCGGTGTTGCCGCGCTCCACCGCGAGGCCCTGGAGGGCTCGGACCACCTTCTGACGGGTGGTGGGAAGAGCGGACACCGCTGCCGAGGTCCAGGCCACGTGTTCCCGGGCGGAGAACCGCACGGGGTCGGTCTGGCGCTCCCGGAACCGCTGGATGTCGTCGAGGATCCAGCGGGTCGGGTCGGCCTTCTCCCGGACCTTAGAACTGATAGGGCTCCGCAAGATCAACTTAGCGATCTCCAGGTCCGGGAGCTGCTGAGCGGTAGCCCACCGGTAGACGGCGAACAACCTCTCAGACCGGCTGCCCGGTGCTGAGGTGCTGAGCGCCTTCGCCACCATCGCGGGGAGACCGGCCGGGGGCTCCTGGACCTCGGGAGCGGGACCGGCCATGCCGACAAGCCACTCCGGTACGTCGGCAAGAGCGGCCGGCTTGGCCACATACCGTCGGCCGGACGGATGCAGACTGGGGGCCGCGACAACGTATCCGCCCTCACCTCGGAGGTCGAGGCCCTGCGTCCTGTAGGCCCGGGAACGAAGCCGGTCAGCCGTCCTGTACCAGAGGTGACGACCTCCACCGTCCCGGCCCGTGGTCTGCTCCCAGGTGGGCGGAAGGTCCCGACCGGAAACAGATGCCTCTCCCGTCGGCCCGTCCACGTCGAGGACGAGCAATCCGGACTCGGCACCGGTGGCGATCCCTACCCCGTCGGCCTGGGCCCACATCGGCCAGGACTCGATGATCTTCAAGTCCGTGGTGGCCCGACGCTGCCACTCAGTCATGATCGACTTCTTCGCGCGTACCGGAAGGACGCGCCACTGCTGCTCGTCGGCATACTTCAGGGCCCAACGCCGCATGTCGAAGCCGGGATCCGCGCTTCCGCGGAGACCGGTAAGATGGGTGAACGACAACTCAGTGCTCCCTGGTTCTTGACGGTCGGGGGAGTACCGGCCCGGTGGAGGGTTCGCGCCCTCCCGGGCCAGCGGGATTTAAAATCCCTTCGACAGAGCCCCCGGTTCCCGCCGGGGGCTTCGTCGTACGTGGCCTCCACGATAACCTCCTCCATCGCCCTCCGGCGAGCGCCTGACTTACAACCAGAATCCTGGGTGTAATACCTACTCCAAGAATTCTGGGGGTAATTCAAGGGGGTCTACTGATCTTCTTCTATGCGGCGTACTTGATCTGACGAAAGCGTGCTATTGTCTACTCGTCCGCACAGCGCGGGCAGACTCCTCTGGAGGCCATTTACGGTCCAGGGGAAGGTCCCCTGGCGCTGTCGATAGGACCCGCGAGATGAACTTCACCGACCGCCCCCCGGCCATCGCCGTGGAGCCGCCCCCCACCGGCCCGAGCCCGTTCGACGCCATCCGGCATGAGGACGAGAACGGCGACTTCTGGACCGGCCGCCAGATGCAGATCCTGATGGGCTACGCGCGGTGGGAGGACTTCTCGGTCGTCATCGAGAAGGCGGCGTCCGCCCTCGCCCTCGTGCAGGGGCCCGAGGTCGCCGAGCATCACTTTCGGCATCTGCCGGAAGTGATCGGTGGAGGCCGGTGGGGCAAGCAGACGGTGGCCAGCTTCCGTCTGACTCGCCTTGGCGCCTACTTGACCGCCATGGCCGGAGACGACACGAAGGATCAGGTCGCCCAGGCCCGGGTGTACTTTGCTGCGCGAACTCGTGAGGCGGAACTCTCCTCCCCGCCTCCGCTCCCGGAGATCCCCCGCACCTTCGCCGCTGCCCTGCGGCTCGCCGCCGACAGGGCGGAGGAGGCCGAGGCGCTGAAGGCCGAGCTGGAGCAGAAGGCCGCGGTGGTCCTGGAGCTGGAGCCCAAGGCGGCGGCCCACGACCGCCTGATCGAGTCCGGCGGTGACCGCCTGATCCGCGTCGTCGCGGCCGAGTTGGGCGTCAAGGAGCACTGGCTCCGTACCCGTCTCCTGAGCTGGGGATGGATCTACCGCAAGTCCCTCGACTGCGGCGCCCAGGGCTACTACCGGTACGCCGAGCAGGCCGAGAACTTCACGGTCAAGGAGCGCGAGGCCCCGCACAACACCCGGGACGGCTGCTGGCACCCGACCCTGATGGTCACCCCCAGGGGCCGCGAGGCCATCCGCCACAAGCTCGACCGTGAGCAGGCGATCGACCTGGCCAGCCAGCAGTACGAGGACGACTTCGAGTTCCCGCGGGGTGCCTGAGATGGCGCGACTGAACCCCAACCCGATCCTCAGCGCCGAGGCCTACGCCGTCGTCATCAACCGGGACCTCCACCCGAGCGCGAAGATCATCTGGACCTACCTGAGGTCCGTTCGGGACCCGCAGCGCCGGGTCGACCTCATCACGGCCCTGGACTTGACCCCCGACACCGTCACCAGGAACCTGCGCGCCCTCGCCGAGCACGGCCTGGTCGAGCAGAACGGCAGCTTCTGGATCCCCGCGGAGGAGGTGCCGGCATGACCACCAACGACCCCCTGGACCGCCTCCTGGTGGAGCTGCACGACGAGGAGAAGCGCCAGGCCCTGACGGAGTTCTGGGCCAGTGTCGACGTCTTCAGGGCGGAGGACGGCCAGTGCTGATCGGCTATTTCGTGGGCGTCGCCATCGAGGCCCTCGGTTTCTTCCTGCTCCTGGTCGCCCTCTTCCGCGGATGGGAGGACCGATGACCACCGTCACCGAGCTGGCCGCCGTCCTGACCGAGCGCCCGGACGAGGTTCTGGACCTCGGACTGCTCCTGGGCCTCCTCGCCGATCTGGATTGCGGGGACCCCGCCGGGATCCACCAGGCCCTCCGCACGATCCCCGACCCCGTCCCCGGCGCCACGCGGGGCGAGTACGCCGTGCTGGTGCGCCTGAACGAGCTGGGGGTGCGGATGTGAGCAAGATCTTCGAGTGCCTGATCTGCGGGGAGCCGGACGACCGCCCGACCTGCCCCCGGTGCTACAGCCGTTTGCAGTTCATGATCGTCGAACTCCCGGAGCAGTACTGCCTGCTGCTGATGTGCCGAGAGTGGCCCGGTACCGGTGGCGGCGGGAGGTCCGCAACGGCCGTCCACGGTCGTCTCCCGGGCCGCGAGGACGTCTTGAGCTTGCTCGGCCCCGCGTCCCGTCAGACCGTCACTGACGCCCGCGACCAGGGCGGCCAGACGCCGTTCGTCGAGGTCCTCGCGGAGTGGGTGGCGCTCCTCGACGAGGAGCGGAGCCTGACGTCCTGCCGCCGGACCGTGCCGGACCTGACGGCACGGTTGCTGACGCACTTGCCGTGGGTCACGATGCAGCCGTTCGTCGGGGACCTCTATCGCGAGATCGAGGAACTGCTGCGGGTCGTCCGCCGGATCACGCTCGCCGAGCCGTCCGGCCGAATGGAGCTACTCCGGGGCGTCGCCTGCCCGTCATGCGGGCGGTTCTCGATGGTTCGTCACCATCCGTCCGACTGGCGCGCGGAGTGTCGGTTCTGTCCCGCCATCCGCTTGGACGACGCCGCGTACGAGGACCTCGTCGAGGGCCAGGCGCGTGACGCGGGAGACACGGGCTGACGGCGTCAACGCCCAAGACCCTGACGGCCGTCGGGGGTATCGTCAAGGCGACAACTGAGCGGGGACCGCGCTAGCCGCCAAGCATGGGCGCGGTCCCCTAACCACCGCAAAGGGTTGAGCTTCGCCGTGGCTACGCAGAACCGTACCGTCATGCCCCCTGACGTGGGGCCACTCCCCCTACTTGTCCGCCTGGCCATCGCCGGTGGACGTCCGGCCGTCCTGGCCGCCGCCCTCGCGCTCAGCGCGCCCGGCGAGTACCGCCTCGCCGTGCTGGCGGGCTGGGACTGGCGCTTCGCCCTGATCATGCCCGGCGTCCTGTCCCTGTACGCCGCTGTGGCCGCCGCCATCGCGGGCTCCCTGCCGAAGGGCAGCGCGGAGCGCAAGCAGGCCAACGCGGGCGCGCTGATCGCGCTGGCACTCGCCATGATCGCTCAGATCGGCAGCCACCTGATCGAGGCCGGGTACTTGGACAAGTCCCCGGCCATCGTCATCGGAACCAGCGCTGTGCCACCGGCAGTCGCTGCCCACGTGCTCCATCTGACGGCCGCCGCGACCCGGCTGACGCCCAAGGCCGCAGTGTCCCCGATGTCCGTCACGGCTTCGGAGCCGGCCACCCAGGAATCCGTGGAGCCGAAGGCCGCGGAGACCGCGCCGGAGCCCGAGGGCGAGTCCGTCGTGACGCCGGAGCCCGAGCCCGTCATCGAGTCGGAGCAGCCCGTCAGGGAGCTGACGCAGCGGGAGCTGATCGACGCGACCGTCCGGGCCCTGTACGACTCGCTCGGCGGGTGCCGCCCCGCGACCCGTCACATGGTCGCGGCCCTGCGTGACGCTGGCCTCCCCCACAGCGACGGCTCGTGCCGTACGGCACGACAGCGCGTCGAGCAGGCCGAGCCCGCCCTCCGGGACCTCCCGGACGCTCTCGCCGTCTGAGCCCAGGAGTCCTCTCGTGCTGCTCACCTTCGGGTGGGTGTGCGTGGCCGCCCTGCTCGGGCTGCTCTACGTCGCGCCCAACGTGCCCGACCACATGCTTCGCGCGGCCGTCAAGGCCTGCGCTTTCACCTGGGTTGCCGTCGGCATCGCCGCCGCGCCCTACATCCTCTTCAGGAGTCGCTCGTGAACGGCGTCCTCGGCAACCCGGTCGTCGACCTGGGGGCCGTCACGGTGGGGACGATCATCGTCGCCCTCACCGTTCAGCGCTGGTGGAAGACCTCCGGTGGAGGCGGTGGGCCCAAGGGCCCCGGCGGTCCCGGAGGAGGCGGGGGACGGAGCTGGAAGGCCCTGGCGCCGTTCTTCATGAGCGTCTCTTACGGGCTCGTCGTCATCCTCGCCTCGCCCGGCATCAGCGTCCTCGGGACCGTCTCCAAGCTCGGCCTGTGGGGCGGGAACGAGCTGGGCCACGCCTACCTCGTCTGGGGCATCGGCGGGTCCGACCCCAACGTCAGCCGCGTCAACCCCGTCGTCCTGACGCCCGGCGGATACGCGATCCTCGGCATCTGGACCGCGCTCGTCATCGGCCAGCACGTGTGGTCCAGGCGCCTCCCCAGGATCCAGACCTCCCTGGGCGTCGCCGCCGGGATCCTGTTGGGGTTGAGCGCCGGAATCGCCGGTGTGGCCGCCATCCCCCTGGCATCCGGCGTGAACGTCCTCGGCGCCTGGTACACGGGGGTGGTGTGAGGTGAGCACCGGACGCTGGACGATTCCCGAGCGGCTCGCCAAGGGCAGCTCGATGATGCTCACCGCCCTCCCCCGGATCTTCCGGGCCCCGGACTGGCGCGAAGCCCTCTCCAGGGCCTTCGTCGTCCTCCTGGCCGCCTCCATGGCCGTGACCGCCGTCGCCCTCCACCCGTGGGTCCTGGGCCTCCTGACGGCCGCCTGGGTGGTCACCGCCCTCGTCATCTCCCGCCCGGCCCCCGGAGCACAGCCCTCGCAGGCGAACAAGACCACGCCGGCCCCCGGGGCGGAGGGCTTCCACCGGGACGACGTCGTCGAGCTGCTCCACGAACTCCTCGGCGAGCACAACGGGGTCCACCTGTCCCGGGTCGCCCAGCAACTCGCCAACGAGACCGGCACGCCCTGGAAGGTCGCCGACGCCCGGAAGGTCCTGGAGGCCGCGGGCATCACCGTCCGCCACAGCGTCCGGGTGCCCGGCCAAGGCGTGGCCGTCGGCGTCCACCGCCGGGACGTCCCCTCCCCCGGGCTCCGGGAGGGGGCGCGTAGCGGTGTAGCCCCGCAGGTCAGGCCCGCTACAGCTACCGCTACACCGCCCATCGTCGAGGACATCGGGGGAGGGGCCGGGAGGGTCATCCGCCACCCCGACGAAAAGCGCCGGTACGACGTCCGGCAGTAGCAGCACAAGCCCCGGGTCGGCCGTCATCCGCCAAGAGTCCGGCCGACCCGGCCCCATCCCGATCAAGAGACAGGAGCGCCAGGATGGCACTCGACCCCCGTTTCCCCATAGCCCCGGGCACCAGGCCCGACCCGAAGTTCGAGACCGTCTACGACGCCTCCAGGGGCGGCTGGTACCCGCCTCCCGACAAGCCCAAGGAGGAGGCCCCGAAGGCCCCGGAGAAGAAGGCGTCGTGAAGCGGGACGACGAGCGGTACGCCGCCGAGTACGCGGTGATCGAGGGGGAGCTGACCGCAGCTCAGAGCATGGAGTTCGCGGAGTACGCGGGCTTCCTCGCCAATTACGGCCTCCGGCTCCAGGAGCTGGCCGCCAAGCACTCGTTCCCGGAGGGAACGTTCGTCCACCTGCGGGCGTACGCCGACCAGTTCTTGGAGGAGCTGCACCGGGACACGTAACGACTTGACCGCATCCACCCCGTTGCCCGCCCGCGTCCCTGAGGATCACCCCCATGGACGCGGAAGTAGCAGCGGGGTGGATCGGCGCTGGGGCAGCATTCGTCGGCACGATGGTGGGCGCGGGCGTCTCCGCGTGGGCCACGGTACGCACACAGCGGCACGAGGCGAAGCGGGCCGTCGAGGAGCGGCAGGACGCCACGCGAAAGTTGGCTGACGAACGAGGTCAGGCCGCTGGACGTGAAGCCCTCGCCGAGCTGTACACCTTGCGGCGGCACATCCACCAGTGGGCGGGTCCGGCCGATATGGCGACTCATAGGCCATGGTTCAAGGCCGGGGAGGAGATGGCCGACAAGGCCGAGATGATCGCCGGATTGATCCCGCAAGCCCCTGAGATTCGGCCTCGCCTTGGGGAGGCGCTAAAGGTCACTCTGATCTGCATGCTGGATGGCGTCCACGGAGATACGACCCGCGTGAGTTATCTCGGCAGGGACTACGTCGATCACGCTATCGAGATACTCCTGGCGTTCCTCCGTGGTGACCCGTTGCCCGAGCCGTCAGCGGCCGTAGTGCGCTTCCGGCGAGAACGCGCCCAGTACGACCTGGAGAACCCGCCAGGGGCGGACTGACGCCCGCCACCCGGTAACGACTCGATCGACTCGTCCCCGCCGGCACCACCCGTCCGCCAGGATCACCTCATGGACTCGGAGGTAGCAGCGGGGTGGATCGGTGGTCTGGCAGGCCTGGGAGGTGCCCTCGTCGGTGCTGCCGTGTCCGTCTGGGCTACCCGGGTGACCCAACGCGAACAAGCACGACAGAACCGAGAGAACCTGGAGTTCGAGGCCCGGCTGGCCAGAGAAGCACGTCTGAGCGAACTGGACGCAGACGCGACAGAAGCGGTGATCTCCGAGCTACTCCAACTCGACGTGTATTTGTTCCACAGCACACAGCCCACAACCACGGAGGAGGTGGGCTCCCTCGCGTGGGAGAACGTGATCCAAGAGCACCTACGGCGCCTGCAACTGGCCTTGGCGCGAATCCCGGACCGTACAGTTCATGAGCGTCTCCTGACGCCAATCGCACTGTGCCGCCGGTACCGAATGGCCGCCGAAGGCCCACAACGGGCGAGCCTGGTGGACCTCATTGCGACCCTGCTCACAGACATGCTCGAAGTCGCGCATGCACATCGTCGGGGAGAGTCCGAACTGCCGCCTCTCCCCGATGCTGTCACCGAAGCCCAACAACGAGTCGTCGAAGCACAAGAGCGCTGGCGCCAGCAGATCCGGCATCTGATTGAGGAGAACGGCAGCAGCGAGTAGCCGCCTCCTTCAAGATTTCAGCATGGACGCGACAGTTGCGGCAGGATGGATCGGGGCCGGGGCGGGCCTGGTTGGCGCCCTGGTTGGAGCAGGTGGTGCCCTCCTGGGCGGGTGGCTCCAGCATCGGCAGCAGGAGCAGTCCGCCAAGAGGGAAAGGCAGGAGGTGTACGCCAGGAGTGCCGCAGAGGCCACACTCAACCACCTCCTCCAGCTTCACCGGTCCATAGCGGCCGTACTTGCGCAGTGGGACGTAGGCGGAGACAACTCGCGCTGGAGGGACGCACGGCAACCGCATCTACGAGAGTTCGAGATGTCGCTCTACTTGATCCCGAACGCAGAGCTTCGATCGCGGCTTGGAGAAGTGCTCACCCTGGTCTATGACGTGGAGACCGACAGGGACTCGCCCGGAGGGGGCCAACCGGATGCCGTTGCGCGCTCCATGGAGCAACTGGATCAAGTGGCCTTGACGGTGGCGATTTCTCAGGAAGGGATCGATCTCGTGGCGGCAGGCCTCCGCGGCGAGTCCCTCCCAGCGCGAAGCACGGCGTTCGTCGCAACCTGGAACGACATTCACCAACGGGCAGGTGAAAACACCGAAGCCAACAGCGCTTGACCCCTCAACCACTCTGATCGCATACTTTGTGTCAGCAGTATCAGTGCGCCACCGTGCGGGCCCCGACTCCGTTGGAGAGCGGGGCTTTTCGCTTGCTTGGAGGCCGCCATGACAGACCAAACCATCTGGATGACGTCTCGGGAGGCGGCCGACCACTGCGGGGTCAGCATCCGCACCGTCCAGTCCTGGACTCGCCGGGGCCATCTTCCCGTCAGGGGCCTGAGTCCGCAGGGCCGCCCCCTGTACGACTTTCTGGACGTCGCCAACGCCGAACTGGTGACCAGGGCCAGGGCGAAGAAGAGGATGCTGACGCCCGCCGCCTGATCCGCTCCCGAGAACTACTTCTGCATCGCCTTGGTGAGGCCGCTCACGGCCTTGCGCAGTTCGACGACCTCCTCCCGGAGACTCCGCAGCTCATCCACCAGCCCGGCGTCCTCCTCCGGGGACGACGCCACCTGCGCCGCGCCTTCCCCGGTCTCCATGTCCTCCTCGACCTCGACATCACTCGTCGGAGGCGGGACCTCCTTCAGGATCTGCTCGGCAACCTCATGCGTGATGTACCGGATCTTCTTGCTCGGCGCATACACCGGGTACTCGCCGCTCGCTATCCGGTTAGTGATCCGCTGGTAGGCCGCTCCGTTCATCGGGTAGCCGTGCTCCCGGTAGAAGTCGAGCAGCTTGACCATCGTCAACGGCTCAGTCGTGCTCATCGGCAACTCCCCCAACTCCGGTTCTCCACAGGCCAGATCCCCATTCCTGCGTCTGCGTCCGGCCAGTGTGGCAGAGCGATAGACGGCCGTCAGTACTCGACCGGTCACCGTCACCACGCACACGCGAGGGGGTGATCCGGCCATGGCGCGCACCTTCTCCCGCGAGGACGAGGAGCGGCTCCGTCAGCTCCACGCTGACGGGCTGCCGAGGAACCGCATCGCCGAGGAGATGGGGTGGGCCGCAGGGACCATCACCGCCCACGCGAACCGCCTCGGCCTGTCCTTCGACCGTCAGGCGACCCGGGCCGCCACTGACGCCCGTCAGATCGACCTCCGGGACAGGCGTCAGCGGATCCAGGTCCAGCTCTACGACCTCGCCGAGCGGAGCATCCGCCGGGCGCAGGACCGGTACCTCCTGACGGGCTTCGACCACACCGGCACCTTCGTCGCGGAGCTGCTCCCCGAACCGCCGGCCAGGGACGCCAAGGACCTCACCCTGGCGGCCTCCAGCGCCCTCACGAGCGCGGTGAAGCTCGCCCAGGTCGATGCCGGGGACGCAGGGCGGGAGCAGGCCGCTGGGCTCCTCCAGGGCCTCAGCGACGCCATGGCGACCGCTGCCCGGGAGCTGGGGGGCGACGATGCCGACGAGTACGGCTCGTAGCGCCAGCACCCAGTTCCTCCTGGAGCGCTTCTCCCCCAAGCAGATCCGCAGCGTCGCTGCGGCCAACCGGAGGATCAACCTCTGGGAGGGCGCGGTCTCCTCCGGCAAGACCATCGCTTCCGCGTGGGCCTGGATGATGTTCGTCCCGCAGGCGTCCACCACGGGCGAGCTTGCGATGGTCGGCAAGACCCGGGACGCGCTGTACCGCAACGTCCTCCAGCCGATGATGAACCCGGAGATCTTCGGGGAGCTGGCCTCCCAGGTCGAGTACACCCCGGGCGCGGTCACCTGCCGGATCTGGGGACGCCTGGTCCACGTCATCGGCGCCAACGACATCAAGGCCGAGAACAAGATCCGCGGCATGACCTGCGCCGGGGCGTACGTGGACGAGGCCACGCTGCTCCCGGAGCCGTTCTGGGACATGCTCCTGACCCGCATGAGGGCCGTGGGCGCGAGGATCTACGCCTCGACGAACCCGGATGCGCCCACGCACTGGCTGAAGGCCAAGTTCATCGATGACCCCGTCCAGCGGCAGTCGATGAAGGTCTTCCCCTTCGAGCTGGACGACAACGTCCACCTGGACCCGGCGTACGTCGCGCACATCAAGGCCAGCAACGTCGGCCTGTTCTACAAGCGCTTCGTGCTCGGCCAGTGGGTCGCCGCCCAGGGCGCGATCTACGACATGTTCGACCACGCCACCCAGGTCGTCGACATCCTGCCGATGATCCGCAAGTGGATCTCGGTGGGGATCGACTACGGCGCGACGAACCCGACCCACGCGGTGCTGATCGGACTCGGCGACGACCGGCGGCTCTACGCCGTCTCGGAGTACCGGTACGCCAGGGGCACGAACAACGTCACGCTGACCCAGGCGGAGACCTCCCGGCGCATCGTGCGGTGGCTGGACGACATCCCCCGCCACGGGCGCGTACGGCCCCAGTTCGTCGTCGTGGACCCCAGCGCAGCCAGCTTCAAGACCCAGCTCCACCAGGACGGCCTGGCCCCCGTGGCGGCCGAGAACGCGGTCCTGGACGGTATCCGGCTGGTGTCCAACCTCCTGGCCAACCGCCAGCTCCTCATCCACAGCTCGTGCAAGGAGCTGCTCAAGGAGATGGCGTCCTACACCTGGGATCCGAAGGCCGCCCTCGACGGCCATGACGCACCCCTGAAGCTAAATGATCATGGGGTCGACAGTCTCCGCTACGCCCTAATGACCACCCGCTCCATGTGGCAGCACCAGCTCCGGCTGGCCGCCTGACGACAGCGCAGCGGAGGTGAACGATGCCTCTGCCCGCTGGTGGAGAGACGGTCTGGCCCCCGCCGGAGCAGCACCCGGTGGCCAGGAAGCTCACCGAGTGGTCGGCCTGGTACAGCGGCGACACGGACGCCCTGACGTCCGTCTACTCCCTCGCCGGCACCTCGACCTCCCCGACCGCCCAGCAGTTCTTCCGCAGCGACAAGCCCTGGGGGGCAGGCGGGGCCGCCACCGCCGCCAGGACGTTCTGGGGCGCTCCCCTGACGCCCGGCACCCAGCGGACCAAGCTCCACGCCCCGCTGGCCTCCGACATCGCCGAGCTGAGCGCCAACCTGCTCTTCGCCGAGCTGCCGAAGCTGGCCTCGGCGGACAAGGCCACCCAGAAGGAGCTGGACGCCTTCCAGACGGACGGGGTGCACACGGCCCTGCGGGAGGCCGCGGAGGTCTGCTCCGCCCTCGGAGGGTCCTTCCTGAAGGTCGTGTGGGACGAGACGCTCGCGGACCGTCCGTGGCCCGTCCCGGTCGGCCCGGAGCACGCCGTCCCCGCCTGGTCGTGGGACCGCCTCACTGGTGTGACGTTCTGGGACGTCCGGCACCAGGACGACGACGTCACCCTCCGGCTTCTGGAGTGCCACGAGGTCGGCTCGATCACGTACGGGCTGTACCAGGGCACCCCCACCGAACTGGGCGAGCGGATCCCGCTGTCGGCCTTCGAGGGCACTGCGCACCTCGCGGAGCTGTACGGCGAGGAGGGCCTGCTCCTCACGAACATCCCCTGGCTGACGGCCGTCTACGTCCCGAACGTCCGGCCCAACCGGGTCTGGCCCGGGATCCGGTGCGCCGCCAACCTCGGCCGCTCGGACTTCGCCGGGCTGGAGCTGTTCCTGGACGCGCTGGACGAGGCGTGGACGTCCTGGATGCGGGACCTGCGCCTGGCCAAGAGCCGGATCATCGTCCCGAACGCGATGCTGGAGTCCGAAGGGCCCGGCCAGGGCGCACGCGTGAACCTCGACCGCGAGGTCTTCGTGGGCGTCGAGGGCATGCTCGGCAACGGCGACGGCAAGGACATCACGCTCAACCAGTTCCTGATCCGCGTCGCCGAGCACCAGGCCACCGTCCAGGCGCTGTTCGAGCAGATCGTCTCCAGCGCCGGCTACTCCTTGCAGAGCTTCGGCGGCAAGGGCGACGTGGCGGCCGTGACGGCCACCGAGGTCCAGGCCCGCAAGGAGCTGTCGCTGTCCACCCGGGCCCAGAAGATCCTCTACTGGCGCCCCGCCCTCCAGCACCTGTTCCAGGCGCTCCTGGGCATCAGCCGCGAGGTGTTCGGCAACCGGTGCAACCCGGAGGCCGGGATCGACGTGGCATTCCCCGTCGCCGTGCAGCCGTCGATGTTGGAGCAGGCGCAGACGCTCTCCCTGCTCGCGGCAGCCGAGGCGATGTCGATCTTCCTGCGGGTGCAAACCCAGCACCCGACATGGAGCAAGGCCGAGGTCCAGGTCGAAGTCGACCGGATCCTCGCCGAACGGCCGGACAAGACGCCGGTCGCCCCCGGGCAGCAGCCCGCACTTCCCCAGTAACCGCCAGGCCGCCAAGGCGCGACCGGGCCCTTCGACGAGCGCCCCAAGGAGGACGACGTCATGAGCACCCCCACCGAACCGCAGAACCCGCAGCAAGGCGCTGGAGAGCCGGGCAAGGCCCCGGAGACCCAGAACCCGCAGGCACCCGCAAACGGCCCCCAGGGCGGTACGCAGGGCCAGGGCGACGGCGGTACCGGCAAGACCCCGAAGTTCGAGGGCGAGTTCGACCCCGCCAAGGCCGCACGGCTGGTGGAGAACCTGCGCACCGAGGTGGAGCAGGAGCGCACCAAGCGCACCTCCCTGGAGACCCAGTTCTCCGACTTCATGGGCAAGTTCGGCCAGCTCTTCGGCAGCGGTGAGCAGAAGCAGCTCACCCCCGAGCAGATCGCGCAGAAGGCCCAGGAGTCCGACCAGAAGGCCCGCGACGCCACCGTGAAGCTCGCGGTGTTCCAGACGGCGGGCAAGCACGGCGCCGACCCCGACGCCCTGCTCGACTCGGCTTCGTTCGTCCGGGCCATCAGCAAGCTCGACCCGGCGGCCGACACCTTCGCCGCCAACGTCGACAGCGCGATCAAGACCGCCGTGGAGTCCAACGCCCGGCTCAAGGCGCAGCCGACCACTCCCCCGGTCCCCGCCAAGGGCGGAGTCGACATGGCGGGCGGCACCACCGGCAAGCGCCAGCTCACCGCCGCCGAGGTCGCGCACCTGTCCAAGACCGACCCCGCCGGGCTGGTGAAGGCCCGCGAGGACGGCCTGCTGAAGGACTACCTCGCCTCCTGACGAGATGCGCCCAGGGCCCGCGCGGACCCGGCCTCGTCACCCCCGGCTGACGCACGAGGTGCACACGCCGCGTCCCTATCCCCCTGAGCCCATATGGAGCGCTCATGTCGTTCAAGCCCGAGGTGTGGTCCGCCCAGGTCCTCACCTCGCTCCGCACGCAGCTCGTCTACGCAGGCCCGCAGATCGTGAACCACGACTACGAGGGCGAGATCCAGAAGATCGGCGACACCGTCCACGTCAAGATGGTCGGCGACGTCGAGGTCAGCACCTACAACTCCGGCGACACCATCACGTACGAGGACGTCGCCGACGCCGAGGCCACCCTGAAGGTGGACCAGTCGGACAAGTTCTCCTTCAAGGTCGACGACATCGACCGCGCCCAGGCGGGCGACGAGATGCCCAAGCGCATGAACGCCGCGGCCTACAGGATGGCCGCGAAGGTCGACTCGTACGTGGCCGGTCTCTACACCCAGGTGCAGTCCGCCAACGTCATCCCCGCGACCGCGATCACCGACGGCGACAAGGCGTACAACAGCCTGATCGACCTCGGTGTCACCCTGGACGAGGCGGACGTCCCCGACGTCGGCCGGTACGTGGTCGTCCCGCCGTGGTACTACGGCCTGCTGCTCACCAACGACAAGTTCGTGCGGGTGGACGCCTCCGGCGGCTCGGCGGGTCTGCGCAACGGCCTGGTCGGCCAGGTCGACAACATGACCGTCCTCAAGAGCAACAACGTCCCGGTCATCACCGGGGACGACTACGCGGTGACGGCGGGCGTCAAGGACGCGATCTCCTTCGCCGACCAGATGTCCGAGGTCGAGTCGTTCCGGCTCCAGACCACCTTCGCGACCGCCGTGCGCGGCCTGCACCTGTACGGCGCCAAGGTCCTCCGGCCGGACGCGATGGCCGTCCTGACCGCCTCCAAGACCACCGTCTGACAGCCGCTGCCACCCAACCCTGAGAGGTAACCACCCATGGCGCGAACCGACGTGCCGATCTCCGTCCTCGTGGGCAACGGCTCGCTGGCCGACCCCGCCGGGACCACGATCGACGCCGCCAACGACCACTCGATCAGCCTGGCCGCGGTGCACTCCGAGGAGCTGCTCATCCGGGTCACCAACACCGCCGGGGCCGACCACACGGTCACCGTCAAGGCGGGCGGGGCCAACCCTCCGGCCTGGCGCGGCGGGCAGGGCGACCTGACCGTCACCGTCCCGGCGACCACAGGCGTGGCCTGGATCGGCCCGCTGTCCAGCTCCCGCTTCCTCCAGGCGGGCAACGTCCTGAACGTGGACGTCGAGACCGGTCTCACCGGCAAGATCACCGCGTTCAAGGTGCCCCGGGGGACCTGACCGATGGCCGAGACCGCGCACTTCCGAGGCGAGGGCGGCCACGTCTGGGAGATGGACCTCCCGCTCAGCGAGCAGCACGCCCGCGACGAGCGGGAGGGCCGCCTCGTCCGCGTCAGTCCCGACGGGTCCGCGTACGTCGAGCCGACTCCCGAGCCGGAGACCCCCGAGACCCCCAACCCCGAGGCCCCGAAGAAGCCGAACAAGGCGTCCTCGAAGGCCGACTGGGTGGCGTGGGCAGTCCACCAGGGCGAGACCCGGGAAGCCGCTGAGGCGGTCACCAGGGAGGCCCTCATCGAGCGCTACCACGGCGCTGACAGCACCGAGGAGAACGCCTGATGGCCCGCACGCAGTTGACCCCGCAGCGCTTCGCGGCGCTGGGCCTCGCGCCCACCTACGAGACCCCCGACGCATCGGGCGTCTCCTTCCGCTCCAGCGGCAAGCAGGTCCTCCACGTCAAGAACGGCTCCGAGGCCTCGGTCACCGTGACGCTGAAGATCGGCAGGCTGGTCCAGGGCCAGACCGTGACGTCGCCGACCGCCACGGTGGACGCCGGTGCGGACCGGTTCTTCGGGCCGTTCCCGGACGACTACAACCAGCCCGACGACACCGGCACCGTGCTCGTGGACCTCAGCGCCGTCAGCAGCGTTTCGGTGGCCTGCCTGACCCTGTGACGGGAGGCGCCATGCTCTACGCCACGGTCGAGGACTTCACGGACTTCCTCGACCCCGACCCGGTCCCGGCCAACGCGGCCCGGCTGCTGAAGAACGCCTCCCGCAAGCTCGACGAGGCCCTCCTCGGCGCGGTGTACGACCACGACGACGAGGGCCTGCCGACCGACCCGCACCTGCTGGAGGTCTTCAAGGAGGCGACATGCCTCCAGGCCCAATACGTCGCCGACCTGGGCGACGAGACGGGGGCCAACGCCAACGTCTCCCAGATGCGCGTCGGCGACGTCTACACGGTGCGGGCCCTGTCGGTCGTCGGTAGCGGCACTCCCCGGGTTTCCCCCGAGATGCTCACGCTGCTCCAGGCCGAGGGCCTCCTGCCGGTGTACCCGATCGTGTGGGGGTGAGCGGTGCTCCCGTTCGCTACCGACACGGTCGTCGTGGTCCGCGCCGGCACCGTCCTCGACCCGTACGGCAACGTGAAGCGGGACTGGGCGAACGCCGCCCGCTCCCCCGTCCGCGGCGTGGTCCAGGGCGGATCCTCCGTGGAGGTCACCGACGCCCGCGACCAGACGGTCACCACCTACCACTGCTACCTCCCGAACGGCACGGTCGTCACCGCCCAGGACCGCCTGGAGTGGAACGGCCTTGTGCTGGAGGTGGACGGCGACCCCTTCGTCTGGAAGGGCCCCGGGGCGGTCCTCGACCACGTCGAGGTCGTCGGGAAGGTGGTGGCCGGGTGAGGATCACCGACGTCTCGGTGGACGAGGCCGCCGTCGCCGCCCTGCTGGGGCAGCCCGGGGTCCGGGAGGACATGCGCCGTCGCGCGGACCGGGTCGTGCAGGCGGCCAAGCAGACCGCCCCCGTGGACACCGGTGAGTACCGGGACAGCATCCACGCCGAGGACGGGCCGGACGGGTCCGTGCTGGTGGTCTCCGACACCGACCACTCGATCTTCGTCGAGCACGGCACGAGGGAGCCGGGCCACCCGGCGCACTTCACCCTCACCAACGCTCTGGACGCCGCAGGGGACGACTGATGCGCTTCCGTCTCGCGTTCTGGATGCGCGACCACCCGAAGGCCCGGCCCGGCGACGTCGTGGACGTCCCGGATCACCTGGTACCCGCCCTCGTGAAGGCCGGGATCGGCCGCCCCGCCGAAGGGGCTGGGCAGGCGCCTGTGTCCCTCGCCAAGGCCCAACCGGTCCTGGAGCCCGCCGAACAGCCCGAGTAGGCCGAGGGGAGCACCCGATGGCGCTTCCCGATGTCGAGCTGCTGGTCGTCCGGTATCTCAACGACGACGTCGGCCTGCACGCCTGTACGGACCGGCCGGACGGGACGGCGTTCACCGACCGCCTGCCGCTGGTGCAGATCATCCGTACGGGCGGCCCCCGGTCCCTCCCGACCTGGAACGGCCGGTACGTCGTCGACAACGCCCGCTTCTCCGTGGACGTCTACGCCGCGTCCCGGCAGGAGGCCAACGAGACGGTCGGCACCGTCCGGCTGGCCCTGGAGGGCCTCAAGGGCGCCGTACGGCCCCAGGGCACCGTCTCCCGCGTCTGGGAGGAAGTCGGCCCCGGAGTACGGCCCGAGGAGCCGAACACCGGCGTCGTCCGGATCGGCTGGATCGCCGGGCTGACGGTCCGCTCGCTCTGACCCACACCACCCCACCGCCCGGCACCCGGGCTATCCACGGCCCGGAGGGCTCCCCATGCCCATCTTCGCTGGGCCATCACCACAGGAGAACAGCATGGCCATTGAGCCCGTGATGCTCGGTGTGGGCGGCTTCGCGTACATCGCGCCCGTCGGCACCACCGCCCCGACCACGCCCTTCGACGACTGGGGCGACGGCTGGTCCAACCTCGGGGACGTCAGCCAGGACGGCCTGGTGGAGTCTCTCGGCGAGGAGCGCACCCAGATCATGAAGTGGGGCTCCAACACCCCGGTCCGGTCCCAGGTCACCCAGCGCACCAGCACGTACAAGGTCGTCCTGATCAACATCACGGCCAACGCGCTGGGCCTGTACTACAGCGTCCCGGTCGGCGACATGGTCTCCTCCGGCACCGGCGACACCCAGTTCCTCGCCTTCAGCGACCCGGACACCACCGACCCGTACGAGGTCGCACTGGGCTTCGACGTCCTCGACGGCGACCGGCACTGCCGCTTCGTGGCCGCCCGCGCGGAGGTCACCGCCAAGGGCGACCTCGCGTACAAGGACGACACCCCGGTGGGCTACGACCTCACGTTCACCGCGCTCACCGCCCCGAGCGGCGCCTCCTCCATCCAGCGCATGTTCGGCGGAGTCTCGCTGCCCGCCTGAGCCGGCCACTGACCGGTGGCCGGGGAGTCGTGGGTCCTCCCCGGCCGCCGCACCTTCCCGACCCACCGCACCCGCAAGGAGACCCACCCATGCCGAAGACCGAAGCCGCCAGCAGGGTCCTCGACTTCAACGCCCTGCGCGCCCAGCACCGCGAGGCCCGGGGCGAGAGGTACCTGGAGTTCGAGCTGACCCCCGAGGGCTCCGCCAAGCCCGAAGCGTTCCGGGTCCTGCGCCGCCCGTACTGGCCGCTGGGCGCCTTCACCGGCGGCAAGGACGACATGACCGTCCTCGCCGAGCTGATGGGCGAGGAGCAGTACGAGCGCCTCGTGAAGGCCGGCTTCACCCTCGGTGACATGTCCGACCTCTACGACGCGCTGAGCGGCGGGGACGGTGAGCCGGGCCTGGGGGAATCCGCTGGCTCCTCGGAGTCCTGAGCGAGCACCCCGGCAAGCTGCGGGCGGACATCGCCAGGTACTACCCCGGCCGTTCCCTCAACGAGTTCCACGCCAACGAGTGGGGCGAGGGGTCGATGTCGTGGACGGAGTTGCGGGACCTCGTTGACGCCCTGCCCTCCGACTCCGCGACCAAGGCCGCCCTGGCCGGGGACCGCGACGGGCACCGCTGGAGCCGGGAGAGCCACCTGCTGGCCCTCGTGGCCAACCTGCTGATGCTCTTGGTCAAGGTCCAGTGGGTGGCTGGCCGGCTGAGCGGCAAAGCGCCCGACCTCCCCGGCGTGTCGGGGCCTGAACTGCACCGCCCGCCGAGCGAGGCGGACTCCCACCGGACCCGCCTGCTCGCCCAGATGGCCCGATACCGGTCTCGTGAGGCCTCCTCGGAGGCTCAGGACCTCGCGTCCCTCAACGCCCGCCTGAAAGCCGCCCAGCGCGACTGACGATCACGGCGGGGGGTGCCCATGCCCACCACCGTGGCCTCGGCCCAGGTCGCGCTGACCCCGTCGACCACCGGCTTCGCCCAGCGTCTGCGTACGCAGCTGCGGCAGGTGCAGACCGACATCGGCGATGTCCAGGTCAACATCGTCCCCAAGGTCAAGGCGTCCGCGTACAGGGCGGTCACGAGGGACCTGGACCGGCTGGCCCGGGACCGCATGGTCTACTTCACCGCCAGTGCGGACACCCGTGTCGCCGCCGAAGACCTCGCCCTGCTGTCCCGCGAACGGCGGACCCGGGTCGTCGCCGACGCCGACGTGGGGGCCGCTGACGCGGAGCTGGCGCGGCTCACCCGGGACCGGACCGTCCGCATCACGCCCCATGTCAGCGTTCCTCAGGGCAGCGGCGCCGGTGGGGCGGACGCCGGTCTCGGGTCCCTGGTGTCCCTGGCCCCGGCGCTCATCCCGGTCGCCGCGTACCTGGGGTCCATTGCGGTCTCCATGAGCGCCGCCGCCGTGTCGGCGGGTGCCCTCGGCCTCGCTGTGGCGCCGCAGGTCTCCATGTTCAAGGACCTGTCCAGCGCGCAGGACAAGGCCGCCGACGCCGCCAGCCAGTACGGCAAGACCTCGACGCAGGCCGCCGACGCGCAGAACGCGGTCATCCGCACCCTCGACGGCATGCCGAAGGCCACCCAGCGCGCCGGAGTGGCCTTCCTCGGCCTCAAGTCGGACTTCAAGAGCTGGTCCGACGGCCTGGCGAAGTTCACGATGGTGCCCGTCGAGCACGGCCTGGCCGTTGTCGACGCGCTCCTGCCGAAGACCACCCCGCTGGTCAAGGGTGCCTCGCAGCAGTTCGACCGCCTGATCACCCTCCTCGCCGGGGGCGTGAACTCCGGGGCGTTCGACGGCCTGTTCTCGCGGTTCACGACCTTCGCCAACGGTGCCCTGAAGCACGGCGTCGATGACGTAGTGCACTTCGCCCGCGTCGTCAGCGAGGGCAAGGCGGACGGCGCCGTCACCCAGTTCATCGCGTACGCCGAGGCGCAGGGCCCCAAGGTTCGGGAGACCTTGAAGGACATCGCTCAGGCCGTGTCGAACATCCTCCAGGGCGCCGCCGAGGCGGGGCCGGGGATGCTCACGCTCGTCGATGACGTCGCCAAGCTCGCAGCGGCCCTGCCGCCGAGCGCGGTCGCCAGGGCCTTGGAGCTGTACACCGCCTTCAAGCTCATCAAGCTGGCCTCCTCGGGCATCACCACCGTGTCGGGGCGGGTGCAGACCCTCTCCGCCCGGCTGACCGCACTGCGCGGCGCCTCCACCGCAGCCGGTGGCGGCATCCGCGGCGTCCGTACGGCGCTGAGCACCCTGTCGACGGGCACCAAGGTCGCCGGGGCCATCGCGGTCATCGCCGGTGTCGCCTACGCCATCAAGAGCCTCCAAGGCGCGGGGA